AGCGATGCAGCCAAGACTATTGACAATATCGCCAAAGGCATCAACGCCATTACTATGGCTACAGCCCAAGCCATTAACGGCTTAAGCAAGTTATACAAAGGTTTAGATTTCCTTACTTCCTTTGGTGGTCTAACTGGTGGCGATGGCTTACTAGCCAGAACCTTTGATCGCGCTCCGACAGTCTCATCTGGTCGCTCTGCTTCTCCCGCAGGTACAGCCATCCGCACACGCCAACAGCGCGAAGCAGAGGCGGCAGCCGCTAAGCGAGCCAAGGAAGTTGCAGCCCTAACCAAGAAGCAGGTTGCATCTACAAAGGCTCTGACAGCCGAGCAGAAAAAGCAGAACAGCCTTAAGAAGTCTGCCTCAATCTTTGATTTAGAGCAGGTGCAATTAGTGGCAGCTCTTAAAGGCAAACTTACCCAAGAGGAAACAATGCGAGTTCAGGCGCAGCTTGCAATCCTTAACGGCAACGAAGCAGTAGCCAGAGACCTCACTAACCAGATTCTTAAGGCGCAGGATGCTTCAGGCAACCTTGCTAGATTCCTCACCGCTTTGCCTAATGCTCGCAACCCATTCGAGTATCTCGATGCTTACCTGTCTTACTTGGCTGGCAAGGCAGCCGCCATTATGACTAACGCGCCAGTACCTACATCGCCACAAGGCAACACAAGCGCTCCAACCCCACCAGCCACAAACGTATCTGCCTACCCTTCAGACGGCATGATTTCTTATAACCAGATGACAGGCTTGAGTTACAACCCTAATGCTGGCAGCACAGTTGTGGTGAACGTCCAAGGATCAGTTATATCCGAGCAAGACCTAACCGAGACTATTGCCCGCAACCTGCAGAACAGTTCACTATCTTCTGGCAAGGTGGCACAACTAGAGCGTTACTCTGGATTCTTCTTATGAGCCTACCCGCACAGATAGCAGTCAGCTTCGACTTCTCTGGCGGGGCAACCTTCGGGTCAGGCTTTGTGATTGGTTCACCAGATAACGGAGTCATCGGGGTCAATTCCTTTGGCTCATCCGACGTCATTATCCCTACAGTTGATTTAACGCCAGACGTATATAGCATCTCTATCAGGCGTGGTCGTAACGTAATGAAAGATACCTATGACGCTGGCACAGCCATTGTGCGAGTCCTAGACCCGCTAGGTTACTTTAACCCACAGAATCCATCCAGCCCTTACTTTGGCTATCTTGTGCCTCTTCGCAAGCTGCGCATCTCTGCCACCACAGCCACAGCAGAACATTTTTTATTTAGCGGGTATGTGAATGACTACCGTTATACCTTCCCTGTAGGGCAGGAGACCGCCTATGTGGACATCATGTGCACCGATGGCTTTAGACTCTTGCAGATGTCTAACGTGTCCACTATTGCCGATACAGCAGCAGGGCAGGACACAGGCACACGCATAAACAAGATTCTGGATAACGTCTCGTTCCCTGCATCTATGCGCTCAATCTCTACGGGAGTCTCGACCTGCGTGGCTGATCCTGCTACCAACCGCTCAACCCTAGATGCCATTAAGAATGCAGAGTTCTCTGAAGGGCTAGGAGCGTTCTACATGAGCGCAGACGGCACAGCCGTATACCTCAACCGCACAGAGGTTACATCTAGCCTTGGTGAGCCTTCTATCGCCTTTAATCAGACCACAGGGATCAGTTATCGTTCTGTAAAATACGCGTTTGATGACAAGCTGATAATTAACGATGTCAAGTTCAACCGAGTAGGCGGCACACCTCAACTGGTCTATAGCCAAGCCTCACTCGACAAGTACTTCCCACACAGCCTGACACAAGAGAACCTCGTGGCGCAGACAGATGACATCGTGCTAGGCATCGCCCAGAACTATGTCAACACCCGCAAGGAGACCACAATCAGAATTGACGAGATGCTGGTGGACTTGCTAGACCCAGCAGTACCAACGGATACCCTTATTGGGCTTGATTACTTCGACAACCTAGAAATCACAAACGTCACAGAATCAGGCTCTACTATCACCAAGACATTACAGGCGCAGGGCTTCGCTTGGGATATAACAGCTAACAAAATGCAAGTAGCAATCACCACGCTTGAGCCAATTATTGACGCTTTCATATTTGATAGCACTATCTTTGGTATAATCGGACAATCAACTTTGAGTTATTAGGAGCAACATGGCAACCTTTCCAGTCACAACAGGAGACGTATTAACAGCGGCTACCTATAACAGCCTTCCAACCTTTACAGTCGGCACAGCCAACACAGCCGATTACACAGCAGTCCTAGCGGATCAGTACCAAGTCCTAGAGATTATGAACAAGGCAACCGCTATCGCTTTTAAGCTCCCAACCAATGCCTCTGTTGCTTTCCCAGTAGGCACAGCCATCACAGTCCTTAACATCGGCGTAGGCACTTGCACAATCAGCGCAGTTACATCTGGCACAACCACAGTTCTATCAGCGGGCGCAGTAGCCGCAGCTCCTACCCTTGGACAATACAAATCTGCCGTCTGCATCAAAACAGCAACAGACACTTGGTACGTGGTAGGCGCAATTGCTTAATCAAATAGCTGCTATTCATGGAACAGGCGTAGCACCAGCACCAACAGCGCCCGTTGCGGGTTATCGGGCTTGGTATGATGCTAGCGATACTGCAACCATTACTGTGTCAGGCACAGCAGTCACCCAATGGAATGACAAGTCTGCCAACGGCTATAACTTAACCCAATCAACTGCCGCTTATAGACCTTTATCTGGCACTCGTACCTTGAACTCATTAAACGTTATTGACTTCGATGGTTCTAATGACTGCCTAACTAACGCAACAGCCTCAAACTGGACTTTCTTAAATAACAGCACAGGCTCATCTATTTTTATTGTTCTCTATAGCGATGCAACCGCAACTACGGGTTTTGTAATGTCTACTGACCAAGGTGATTCTAGTTTGATAGGCATGGATTTTATTAGAAATGGCGCTGATGACACAGTTCGAGTATTTGTAAGAAATGCTAACAGCGGCGATGGTGCAGTCGGTTCAACTAACCAAGGAGTTTTGACCGACAATACAGCCGTGTATTACACATTGCTATTAACGCCAAACAACGGCACAACAGCAGACAGAGCAATCAGCAGAATAAATGGTGGCTCTGAAATTAAAAATAACACTTTTACATTAGCGCCATCAAGCTCTAATCCAGCTCAAGGTATTGTTTTAGGTGATTATGTGCAAGGCGGTGGGCTTGGTTTTAACGGCACAATTGCGGAAATTATCTTTTACCCTTCTGCCCTTAATGCAACAGATCGAGCATCAAATGAAACTTATCTTAAGAATAAATGGGGTCTCTAATGTGGTATGAATGGAACACACAGGCAGATTTTGATACTTGGCATAACGCCCTTTGCCTACAACTAGGCTACCCACTAACTGGAGTTAATCAGGCGACTGGTTTGCCCGATGAAGAAGCAGCCAAAACGAGTTCTTACACATCTAGCAAATTGGTGGGCGATAAAATCATCGCCATGGTTGAGATTGAATATGCAGATGGATTAACTCCAACCGACTTAAGACCAGCATCCTTTGACGATGAATCCTAAACTATGCAAAGCAGGGCAACAGTTGAGGGAGCAGCTCGATGATAGTTACCCAGACAGAGATAGAACCTCGGACGGCTGGATTGGCGATGTACGTCATTCGGCACGTCCTTCTGACCACAATCCTGATGCAGCGGGCATCGTCCGAGCCATTGACATTGACAGGGATTTATCTGGTAAAGCAAAGCCCGACCTCATGCCTGACCTTGCAGATCAGATTCGACTCTTTGCAAAACGTGATAAATCAAAACGCATCAGCTATCTCATCTTCGCAGGTCGGATTGCATCGCCTCGCATGGGCTGGCGCTGGCGCAAGTATTCTGGAATCAACCCGCATAATTCTCATCTGCATTGTTCTTTCACTAAGAAGGGCGATTCAGATGATTCGTTCTTTAATATCCCAATGATAGGCGGCACAGCATGAACATGAAGAACCCAGCAATCCTCACAGCAGGAGCGTTTCTAGCAGCGTGGGGTGCATCTAACTTTGCACTCGACTACCGCTCAATCCTTTGGGCTGTACTAGCGGGCGTATTCGGATACGCAACTCCTAAGAAGTGAAGGCGGCAGACCTCGCAGCTTGGGCTGTAGGAGTAGTCACAGTCCTAGGCGGCTTGGCTGCTTACACACAGTTCATGATTAAGCATTACCTAAGCGAGTTAAAGCCTAACTCTGGCTCAAGCCTCAAGGATCAGGTTTCTCGCCTTGAAGCGCGTGTCGATACCATAATTGAGTTGTTAGGTAAGTAACACTTTACCTATGGCTAAGAAGAAGGTCATAGACCTAGACACTTACAACGCGCTAGATGCGTGGGCTATCGGGTTGCATGAGATGTATCGCGCCCTGCGCAGAGCTGGCTTTGGCGTTGATATTGCTCTTGGCATAATTATGGAACGTGATGCTTACCCTGATTGGATTCTGCCTGACTTGCCTAACCGCATAGACAATATCCCCTACGAAGATGAGGATGACGATTAAGCGAATCGTAATACTGTCAGACTTGCAAGTGCCTTTCGAGGACGTGCATGTCACACGCAACATCGCTAAATTCTTACAAACCTTTAAGCCTGACCAGACTGTCACCATTGGCGATGAGATTGACTTCCAGACCATAAGCAAGTGGTCAGAAGGTACGCCACAAGCCTACGAGCAGAGCCTTGGCGATGATCGTGACCGATGCGTGGACTTGCTCTGGGAACTAGGTGTCACAGACTGCATTAGGTCTAATCACACAGACCGCCTTTACAACATCATCATGAAGAAGATTCCATCATTCCTATCCTTGCCAGAGCTTCGGTTCGAGAAGTTCATGAAGTTCGATGAGCTAGGCATAACCTTCCATAAGAATCCTATGGCGATAGCACCCAACTGGATAGCAGTCCATGGAGACCATACACCCATCAAGCAGCTAGGGGGCTTATCAGCCCTTGAAGCGGCTCGTAGGCATGGGAAGAACGTCATTTCTGGTCATACCCATAGGGCAGGGCGTAGCGCCTTCACAGAAGCCTCTGGAGGGCGTTTAGGGCGTGTTTTACATGGAGTTGAGGTAGGTAACCTCATGGACTTCAGACAAGCCTCATACACCAAAGGAACGGCGAATTGGCAGCAAGCCTTCGCCATCATGTATGTCAAGGGTTCTAACGTCCAAGTAGACATAATCAACATAGAGAAGAACGGCACGTTTATCGTGCAAGGGAAGGTCTATGGACGGGTTCGCTAGTCCAGTTTTTGAGGATGAAGACCCTTCCCAAATCGTTATCATTTCGTTATCTAAAAAGGGTGGATGTCGCATAGTCCTCATGTAAAGTTCTTTCTGTAGGGCGGCGAAATCCCCATTGGGAAAGTAGAACTAGAACCGCCCTACACCTAAAGAAAGGGCTCACAATGACAGTATTACAGTTAATTATTCTGGCAGTAGCAGTCGGATCGTTTGCTATAGGTCGCTACTCTGGCTATCACGATGGCTACGTTAAGGGGCGCATAGCAGTACGCCGCTACTACGAGTCACTTGAGCGAGTTAGCCGATGAACGCGGGTGACTTCCTTACAGAAGCCAGAGCTACGATACAAGATCGTGGTATGCACTATGGACATCCATCAGACAATATGCAGAGAACCGCAGCATTATGGAGTTCATACCTCGAAATGCCAATCACAGACTATCAAGTTGCAACTTGTATGGCATTGGTCAAAATCGCACGAAGCATGGAGTCTGCGAAAGTGGACAACCAAGTTGATGCCTGTGCCTACCTCGGTATAGCTGGCATGTTACAGACACAGGAGAATGAACTTTATGTTTAACCTAGAAGATTACGAGACAGTCGAAGAGCGACTGGTTAAGTTTTGGAAGGATCACCCAGATGGACAGATTCACACGAAAGTCCTTGAACACACCACCGCTAGGTTTATCGTTGAAGCAAGCATCTATAGAACTGAAGCTGACAGCCGCCCTTGGACTACTGGCTTGGCTGAAGAAACAGTACAGGGCAGGGGCGTTAATGCCACATCTGCGCTGGAGAATTGTGAAACTTCTGCCATTGGTAGGGCTCTTGCAAATGCTGGTTATGCTACAAAAGGCAAGAGAGCAAGCCGCGAGGAGATGTCTAAGGTAAAGGCTAAGGTCGAAGTCCAGAACATTGTGCAAGAGACAAAAGCAAAGATGGCTAACACAGCCAGCGAATATGTTCCAGTACCAAAGGAAGAAGATCCATGGACAATGCAAGTAGCAGCACCAGTTCAGACTATGGAAGCAGCAGTCGAGACAGTCAAGGCTGTCCTTGGTGGCACTCAACCAGACGAGAGCTGTATCCATGGTGCGCGTGTATGGAAAACAGGAACTTCTAAGGCAGGCAAGCAATATGGAATGTGGCGTTGCCCAGAGTCCAGCACAAGAGATATGCCGGGCGGTCAAGTACCTTGTGACCCTATTTGGTACGAGATAAAGCCAGATGGCACTTGGGGTAAGCAGGTCAAACGTGGGTAAATTATACTTTCGTAATCAAGATGATGAATGGGAGCAATTCCCTACAGATGAGCAGTTACAAGCTGCACAGGCAGCAGCTCATGATCTACAGAAACTAGGCTTTGCCATTATTTGCCAGTTATGTAATACCCCACCAACGATTCAACAGATTAAACAAAGGGCACTACAGAACGAGTGGAAGTGTGACAAGTGCGGCACTATCAACAGCGCAGGTAAAGCATGAAACACACATATAACTTCCAGTCATCCTTTGGCTGGACTAACTGCTCGATCTGTGACAACGATGTGATGTGTAATGAGTACCAGCGTGGCGATGGGCTAGTAGTCTGGTTGTGTAAGAAGTGTGAAGATATAAATCACTTATGACACGACACAGAAAAGACCGAGGTCTGCGTACCGAGCGAGTGGTTGCAGCCTATCTCTCGCAATGGTGGAGAAGCGCAGGTGTAGGTCGTGGTGCTGGAAAAGATATA